ACCTAATTCTAAGGTGTAGTAGTTTACGTTGTAACCACACTGCACAGCATGTGCTCCTGCAGCTACCATAGTCCAGGATTTACCTCCTCCAGGATTACCAAATACAATAACTAAATCTCCAGGTCCAAATCCACCCTGGAAGTTGTTATTGAAAATAGGCCATGGTGTTGGAATAGTCGGCCTGTAGTCCTCTCTGTATCTTACTTCAATATCCTTATTGTAGTTGTGACCTATGTCCTTACTCATTCCTGCTTTCATTGCAGCATCAACTCTAGACCTAATAGCATCATAGTTTCCTGCATCTAATAAATCTGCTGATTCTAATAAGGCTGCTTTCAACTCTTGATTCTTACAAAAGGTGGTAAACTCCTCCTGAACATATTCTAAGTCCTCTTTAGTAGCCTGGTAAGAGTGTCTCAACTCTTCTCTTGCTGCTGTCTTTAGGATATCATTCTCTAACTTCTGAAGCTCTACTTTTAGAACCTCCATGGTAATAGTAGTATTGTATTTATCAAAATACTGTACTACCTCTTTGATAATCCACTTATGTGCTTCTGCATCAAAGTAACTTACCTGGAGGACGTCTCTTACATCTAATAAGAACTTCCGTTCAGTAAGTAGGGCACCTATTACTTTTATTTGAAATCCTTTTCCGTATTCTGATAGTTTCTGTAACGTCACTGTATATAACTTTTATTTTAAGATAAAACCTTTTCCTTTCTAATCCAACTTATTTGACACTAAAGTTTGCCAAAGGCCTGTAAACTTCTAACCACCCCTCTGTGTTCTTAGTTATTCCAGGTACTTTGTCTTGTTCTAACAAATACAGGAATGCCATCACATTCAAAGGATTAGGTTTATTGGATACTACACTGTCTATCTCCTCTACCTGATAATCAGTCAAAGTTGGTTCCTGTAGATTCATTAGTTCATAGTTAGTATCTACCCTGTGTTTGTATTGGAGTATTGATGCAAAGATTTTCTTTCCATCTATCTTTCTCTCACAGGTCTCATAGATGTCCTCTAAGGTGACTCCTGGTCTTTCTACAAGATAGTTAAACTCCTTCAATAGAGTCTTTACTCCTAACCCTCTTACACCTGATAAGTTATCAGAGTTATCTCCTAGTAAACTCTTTGCTACAAGATAGTTCTCAGGTAACATTCCTACTTCTGCTTTCACCATAGATGGATCGTAGAACTTCTTCTTGATAGGAGAATACACATTTACATTCTTAGTAACTATCTGTAGGAAATCTTTATCTGAAGATACAATAGTTGCTTTGTTACCTTTTCTATCTGCTTCATTTGCTATGTAAGCAATAACATCATCTGCTTCTACCTTATCAACAGTAAGATGCTGGACTGGTAAGCATTCTAAGTAATCATACAGTCTGTCTAACTGATCACCCATAGATGCATACTCTTGTTCTTTGTTATCAAACATCTCCCAGTTTGTAACCCTCACTCCCTCTCTTTGTGCCTTGTAGTTGGAATCAACATTCTTTCTGGATTGAGAAGAACCCTTTCCATCAAAAACTACAATCACTCTGGTTGGTTGGATGGTCCTGGTAACATACCCAAGACTCCTCATAAACCCTAATAAACCTCCTACATGATGTCCATCTGGTGTGATACTCTTTACCAAAGTAAAACTCCTGATGAATGTATTTAGTCCATCAATAATCAAAACATGATCATTGTAAAGGGCTGGTGGTGTCTCCTGTATGTTACCTAATAACCTTAGTTGTTGAGCTTTATTCATTTGCTGCTGGAGGTATTTCACGAAGATCTTCTCCAACTTCAGGTTCTTCTACTAAATCAAAATCTACAGATCCTAATAAGGTCAACCATCTGTCCTTATGTTGATCTTTGTACTTATCAATTGCTTTCTTATCATCAGGAATAAACCCGTGAGGTGTCATAACTATTCTACCTCTGGATTGAATACCATTGATATGATTCTTCTCAATCTGAATATTAGTACGTTTTGCAAACTCTACCTGTAAACCATCCTTGATCGCTTTGATCTTAGAAGTACCAGGGTTTGTAATGTTACCAAACGTTACTACTAACGTTGCATCGTACCACATCGACATACCTCCTTTATTCTGTAACTTAGGCATACCCATTGGTGATTCAGGTTTCATAGTCCAAACCTTATTGATAGCAACTAACGAGTTAGTGTAAGGAGTTCCTTCTTTTCTTGATAATAGAATCTTTTGATTCAGGTTATTACCAAACTGTGTAGACATTGCTCCTGCATTCCATTCGTTATTGTTCTTATTAGAACGTACTGATAAGTCACAAGGTACAGATCCAATACTATCCCAGAAGAAACACATATCATAAGGTAGATTACCTTTAGACTGTTCATCCATAAGATCAGCCATAAACACAGCTACATCTTCAATAGTATTTAGTTGACCTCTATCTGCATAAATAAAGAAACCTTCGTAATCATAAATCTCTCCAGTAGTCTTATCTACTACCTCTTCAAACTCAAGACCCATTTCTTTAGCATGATCCCAGGACCACTTCATCTCAGTTACGATGAAGACAGGTAAGATACCCATCTTCTGGGCACTTACTGCTGCTTCAATCAAGGCTGTGGTTTTACCTGTATCAGAATGACCTCTCAACAATGTGATGTGACCATGTGGGATACCAGGCATAGAAGTGATTTCTTGGAATGCCTTTGATACAGGTATCCATCCTTGTTCCTTGAACTTTACAGAGGCATTACTCAACCTCTTGTTCTTTTTGAACCTATTTAAGTCAAAGCCTGACTTGATCTTCGCAGATGCGGCCTTACTTACTTCTGTTGTTTTCTTAGCCATTAAATTTTATCTTAGAAGGGTAAATCATTATCTCCACTAAACAGATCGTCAAACTTTGTTGCTGTCGATGGTTTAGACTCAGTAGCTTTCTGTACTGTGAAGTTGTTAGCTGGTGCTTGAACTTCAACAGGTGCAGCAGGAGCTGGTGAGCTTTGATCCGCTTCTGGATCTAAGTAAGATGCTAATTGCTTCTTGATAAAATCAAAACTGTACTTGGTAAAAGAATCGTCTGCTTTAGGTTGAGTCTTCAACCAAGCTTCTACCTTAGCGTTATCATCACTAAGTGCTGATGCTTGCATACGAGGACGAATAGTTGTTTCAGGGTAAGGATTACCTTGAACTACTTCTACGTTTAGATCACGACCTGCCATTACATCTGTAAAGTCACCAATCTCTTCGTCTGCTGCATAAGACATCAACGTCTTGTAAACGTTCTTTCCAAATCCCCATAGACGAACTCCTCTATCTTCTTCTCCTCTAACTACTACAGGAGCAAAGATACGCATCTTAGGATTCAACTTACCTGCTAATGACCAGTTGTCACGGTCATCTGTCTTCTTCAACTCATTTACAAAGTCTACTACAGGATCTTGCATACCAAAGTTTGATAATGCAATCATTGGATACTTACCTACTCCGTAGTGGAAATACAACTCACGGAATGGAAAGTCTGGATTGTAAAAAGAAGGTACAATACGAATTTGTGATTTACCTTGTGGTGGTTTCCAGAAGGTTGCTTCGTAGTCAATCTTTTCTCGTTGTTGGCCGGAGGTGTTCATAGAGTCCAGCTTAGCTCTAATTGCGGATAAATCCATACAAAACTAATTTTTAAAGTGAAACTTATTGTATATAACTTAATGTAAGAACTATTATTTAGTTCTCCAACTTATAATTCAATTATTTTGAACAATTTTGTGTTTACTCTCTTCAAGTCGCTTCCTCTTGTTAGAAGAATACAGTTTCTGAAATCATTCCAGTCTACCTTGTAACTTGAATCGGCTACACCTCCATTTAGTTCTTTGATCAAAGTGTTCAATGCGTTGATAGTGTAGAGAGTGTTTGAGTCCTTCTTTCTGTGTACCAGGATAGTATTATCTAAGAAGTTAGATACATTCCCGAAATCTACATTGTAGGTACAGATGTACTCTTCACTACTCTTGGAATAAAGTACAAATATCTTATTGTAAAGTATTTGGTACTTACTCTGAATAGTCTCTAAAGTAGAATCTAACTCCTCCTCAGTGGAAAAAGTACAGAATAGTTTATTACTCATATTATTGTTGGAATCGAAAAAATCGAAGTCGTAATCAAAACTTGGTTGTATCATTATAACTCTTTTTATAAATAGAACTTATTTTACATAACTAAATTATTACTATATCTGAACTTTACAGGATACTTCCCACCTTCTGAGAGTATCTCTTCTAAATCAGATAAAGTATCTTTACCATCTTGTTTACTAAAGTCAAATAGAATAGAATCATAAGTGTATAAACTTACTTTAGTTTCCTTGTTCTGTAAGTACTCTAGTACCTTATACAAGATA